TTACCGTGTTTACAGTACCATTTACAATTCGGCAAACCACAATTAAAACTTCATCAGTGTAGTATTTAATCAATACCACATTATCCAGCATTTGGCCATTTAGCCACACTTCGGAAGGATTAAGCAGCGTTTGTTTCATCGCGTCAAGGTAAGCCGTTTGTTTGGCCTTGGTGGCTGTGGTTTGCGCCTTGAATGTTTCTGAAGACATCACCAGACTCCGGTTGTTATAATCCTTTAAAACCAAATCGCCAGCCAGCTTGGTTTGAGCGTTCCACCACTCTAAAGCTTCGCCTTCGTACTTTGAAACAGCATTTAAAGCCGATTTCATTTGTGTTGAAATGCTCTTTAACCCGTAGTCTGCCGCCATTAGCTTACTAAGCTCTTTTGATGCTTTGCCCGGAAACTTCCGCAGGTACATTTGGTTGCTACTAAATACCTGTTTAAGTTCTGCCCGGTTAACACCCCAACCCTGCGCCGCTGCTTTCCTGAAATCTGCCGAATTGATATAATTATCGGCACGCTGGCGCATTTCCTTTAAATCAACTTTTTCGGCTTCCTTGCGGGTTCGTGGCACTACATAACAACGGTCGTTCCAGTCGCAGGGCGGATAAATCTTTTTCCAGCGTGGATCGTTAACCGGCAATATCATGCCGTGCAGCAATACGTGCGAGTCTCGGACTCTTCCGTCGGCCTGAGTCATCCAGCACCAGAACGGAAACGTGTCGGTTTGTTCGAGCAGGCGGTAATAGGTGGCGGTGCTTTCTGCCGTTAAGTTGGCTGTTGTGTATTCGGTTTCAGCCCACTTTTTATTGAAAATGTCGTGCTTTGGCTGCGCCAGCTTCAGGAAGTCATCAAAGCCTTTCGATTGCCTGAACAGCTTGTTAAGCTCCTGACATTCGGCCAGCGTTTTGGCGGCGGAGAAGTGAAACAGATTAATTTCCATTGCCGTTTGTGCCACTTCAGACTGAAAGCCATAGTCGAAACCAATATCGGCTAATTTAACCCGATCATTTGCCCAACCCTTCCTGAAGTTGGTAATTAGATTTCCGGCGGTATGGTTAAACAACTCTACATCAAAATCGGGTTGTTCGGCATAAAACCGCTTAAAAAAATCGTCGTCGTTAAACAAAGGGGTGTCGGTAAGATTTATGTACGGACACGATATATCGTGTCCGTACCCAACGCCAACATTATTCGTGAGGTGATTTCCAACTTTTAGCGCCCCGACCTGCGGGGCTGCTGCGAAAAAATCAAAGAACCCTTTCCAAAATTGTTTTTCATCGCGCAGTTCTATTGCGCCACCATCATCGTTAAGTTTTACCTTTTCTTTTGGTGGCTTGGCTTCGACAGGCTCAGCCGCCGTTCCCTTCGGAGCGTTGGTCCCTGAGCCTGTCGAAGGGACTTTCTTGCCTCCTCCGCTCTTGGGTTGTGGTATGCCGTAAGTTTCGTAGAAATACTCCGGTTCAATTTCAACAATACCGTCGAGTTCTTTATCAATGCTAATCCGATCTTTTAGGCTGATTGTTTCACCCAGTTCCGGATAGTTGAACGAACCTCCTGCGACTTTAAAGCCACGAGCTTCAAGCCTTGGAAGTAATTCGGTATTTAGGATCGTTTCTACAAAAATACGATCATCGGCATGTATTCCAGATTCTACCTCCATGTGCACTTCGCCCAGCGACCTTGCGCCTTTATCGCCCTGGGTACTTGTCATGGTTTGGCCAAGTAGCCCGATTAATATTTCTTCGTTGCAAGCCTTGCGCAGATTGTCGTATAAGGCACCGTCGCCGGTAGAGTTGTTGGCAATGTATTCGAGGTCGGTATTTTTTGGCACGGCAGCATAAGCAGCCGAACCGGCCTTGTCTAACGCTTCGGTTAACTGAATTCGCCCGGCTTCGTCAAAGCTGTCGTACTTACCTAAACGGAACGGCATTCCAAACAGTTCGGCAAATTGCGCCCAGTCGCCAAAGTTTCCGCGCTTGTAAATTACATACGGGCAGGCGGCAAGTATTTCGCCAAACTTTTCTTCACCTTCAACAGCAATTAAAAATGGATCGTCCAGATAGCTGATTCCAAAATCGTCGCCCTCGTTTATGCCAATCACTTTGTTTTTGGTATTGATATGAGTTCGCGGAACGCTGAACACGCCGAAAACTTTATCAAACGATGTTTCGAGCACAGTAACGCCCCACATTTTGGCCAACATGATTTCTTTCAGGAGCAACCTAAACGCCTTGGTTTTTATCAGGTCGTTTATTTCGGGTACCTCCTTGTTATCGATTGTAAAGGCTAGCCCGGCGTTGGTAATTGGCCGGATGCGTTTTCCTATGGCATTTTTAAGAACGTTGTCGGTGAGTATATCTGTATAAAGATTATAGAGCAGCGTGAGCCTTCCGTTATCTGCACTTTTAAGGGCTGTTCGCCACCCGTCGATGGTTTGCGTTTGCCGGTTTAGCGTTTTAATTACCAACTGGTTTACTACGAATCCTTTTGAGGTGTCGGTCGTTGTGTCTTTTTTGCGGTTTGCCATAATTAAAAATGTTTCGTGTTCAAATTGTAATGCCCCCTTCGATACGCTTCGCTACTCACGGGGCGGCGGTAGCTGAGCCTGTCGAAGCTAATAGTGTTGAATTCGTTTAGGATTGCTTCCGTAGCTGATCATGCCCGGATTTTCGGCACTGATAGCCTGCTTTGGAAGATCGGGAGATATGTTTCCCTTTTGCACACCTTTGAGCCAGGCGATAGCCGCGTCATACCGCTTTTGTCTTAAGTCAAAGTCGATGCCCGGATTGGAGAGGTTAATAAGGTGCCAGACTGCAATGTCTTTCACGAATATGAGAAGCAAGGCGTTGCGGCTCGATCCGGTTGCCCCAAAAATGTTATCGGTGTCGTAATCGCTTAGGTATCCTTTTGCCTCCGATATAGCGCCGTCAACTGCTGCGGTAACAATAGTGTCGTCCTCGCGGGTAATGGCGTCAATGTTTTCGCCATAAACGTGTGTTTTAAGTTCTTCGAGTGTTAAAAACATGGTTTATTTATTAAAGTTTCTGACAATACCTAACTTAATCAGCTTCGACTGACTGTATTTTGTGCGTAGCAAGTCGTAAGAAAACAGAGAGACAAAACCCTCCATCGTGTCGAAAAAAGCAATAGGATGCAGTTTGGTTGCATTGATGTGCCGATGGAATACGCCGTCATGTTTTTGGCGCTGTATGTCGAGCCTGGTTAATACCTGATAGTTGTTTTCGAGAAAATAAACCTTGTAATGCTTTCCGGTTTTTAAATGCCGTTTTTTTGCTTTTGCAATGGCTTTTAAAAGAGCAGCCGGGCGACCTTTAAAGCGTTTATACTCGTTGCGCACAAAGCGAACAACAGGACTCAATAAAAACAGCCATACGGCCAGTAACCAACTTAAAATCTTTTTCATATTAATAACGTTTAGAATTTCGTTGACGGTGCCCAAAGGTGAAGGTGCCTTCGGTTTGTTTCATTTTTTCATCAATAATCCACTTTGCCCCTTCAATACAGTCGGGACCATCGGCGGGTGCAGAAAGTTGTGGATTAACTGCTTTGAATTGTTCTTCGAGCCGGATCATGTGCGGATCATTCTTTTCGTCTTCGTTGAAGATGAGCATTCCCATACGGTTGATAGGTTCCAGATTACCTTCAATGCGGCTAAACTTATCCGGTTTTTTGCGCTCGTCAGGAATAATACCAATCATGCTTCCGCGCTCTTTGCTGGCAGACACAAATAGCGGTATAAATACCTGCTCATAAAATGGGTCCTGAAGTGTATTATTCTCGATGTAGTTGTAAACCTGTGTTTTTTCGCCCACCTTTTCGCGAAGGTTGTAATACCAGGTCACGTAAGTTGAGTTTGTTTCGTGGTCAAGGTATCCGGTAATCACATAATAGTTGCCATCGAGAAAACCAACCAGCCAGATTGCTTTGTGACTCGATTTTTTATTCTGGCTATTGCTGGGCGAAGGGTCGCCGTAGGCAACCAAAAATTTAAACTTGTGCAGACCAGGAACCTTACCGTATTTTATTTCCTTGAAAACAGTTCCCACCGAAACCGGATTGTTGTAACACTCTTTTTGGATTGAATTAGCCGATACCTGTGATTGAACAATGTCGATCTTTTCTTCAGTGTTTTTTTCAGGCCAAACCGACTTGCCGTTTAAAAAATCGTTAACCGGATCGGGTTTGTTGATATTGACCATTCTCAGGTTTTTAATATCCCAGTTTCCGAGTGGTTTTATAAGTTTTGCCAATTCAAGAGCTTTTTTGCCTGCCCGAACAATGCAGCAATCTTTGGCAATAATGTTTCCGCACCAGATGGTAAGGAGCGGTTCAGACATGGAGCGGGTAAAATATAAAGCCTGCTCGAACCAGTTCCACTTCTTATCTATAATGTCGGGGTTGCGACATTCTTCGTCGGTGTCGAAATCGTCCATAATCAAGGTATCCGGACGAATGCTTTCGTTTCGCGATCCGCGAGGAGACTGGCCAGCACCTAAGCCGCGAAAAGCAACACCGTTTTTTGTAATAAACTCGTCTTCTTTCCATCGAGCGCCAACCTGTTCGCCGTAATAAAACCGAATACGCTGGTTTCCTTCCAGATTTGCCCTAAAAGGGTTTAGCAGCCTTACTGCATTATTATTCGAATCGGATACCAGGATAATATTTTTTTTCTTGCCGGTTAAGGCCAGATAAACAACGATCATCATTGTAACTGTCGATTTAGACAGCTCGCGCGACCAGCTTAACACCTCGTACCAGTCTGGATTATCGATAACACGCTTAATCGCTTTTTTGTGAAACGAGGCAAATGGATACTTGGCATAATTCGGAAACATTTCGAGCATCCATGCAACGGGATCGGCTTCCAGCTTTTTGCGCTTTGTCTCCCTCTCGGCAAAAGTAAGCGTACTATCCACCGCCGTTTCGCGTTCGATGCTTTTAACAAATTCGTCCCACTCAGTAAGGGCAAACCGTTCGTCGGGTTTTAGTCTCTTAACCATTACCGTAAGCAGTCTTTAACGAACGCGTCAAACAATGGGGTTACTTCCTGCGCTTTCTTCAGGTCGAAGTTGCGGAGCCATGTCAGCCATTTTTTGCCAACCGAAACGATGTCGGCCACGCCGATGTCGGTTTCCATTTTATTTATCGCATTGGCCAGTTTACTGATGGTGTCGGCTTCCGCAGCGGTAGCGTATTTCTGTTCGCGTTCGGCAATGGCGTTGTTCATGGCCGAAAGCTGGCGATATAAGCTCTTTAGCTGTTCCTCTTTGGTAATGGTTATCGATACTTTCAGGCTATCCCATTTTTCAAGCTTTGCCCACTTGCATATAGTTACTTCCGATACTCCAACCCTTCCAGCTATTTCTTTCTGACTGAGGTTTTCGTAAACGAAAAGCAGCTTAGCCTGACCTCGAATTAGTGCAGATTCTTTCTTTGTCATCGCTCTTATTTTTGCTTTGGTTACCCAAAATTGCACTAATAATAAGAGCCGAAAAAACCGACCGGACGTGGTGTCCGATTTACTGCCGTTTTGTCTCCTTTTTACTTGCGTCTCGTGTCTGTCTGATTTTCAAGGCATTATAAAACGGTTTAAGTTTGTTTCGAAATCAAGCCCGGCGAGGGTAATATCAAATTGAAACAGATGGCTAAGACTTTCATTCTTCACGACGAAACTGTTAACACGAAAGGGTTCCGAATGCTTACTTCAGGCTGTAATCTGGAGGAGTTAATTAAGAATCCGGTTATGCTTTATATGCACAACGACTGGACTCGCCCAATTGGAAGGTGGGAAAACATTCGTATTGAAGGTAGTCAGATTTTAGCCGATGCCATTTTTGATATGGAAGACAAACGCGAGAATGGTGGTGCTGAAGTTTCCTCCCAGGTTGAACGCGACTTTATTCGTATGGCATCGATTGGCTCATGGCCACCAGAGGAAGTATCGTATGACGAATCGATAATGATGCCCGGTCAGCTTTTGGCAACTGTAACTAAATGGACCGCCAGAGAAGCTTCTATTGTAACCATCGGTTCCAACCATAACTCAATGGTTTTTTACGACCGAGAAACCGGAAAGCAAATTGAATTGAATGATCCAACAGCTTTAATACGGTTAATGGACTCCACTCCAAAAATTATCAATCCTAAAAATAAACAAATGGATGAATTAGATCAGATTTTGAATCTGGCTGATACGGCTACACCTGTAGAACGTACCGCCGCTGTTAAGGCTATACTCGCAGAGCGCGACACCTTAAAAACAGCAAACGAAACCTTAACCTTACGGTTGAGCGATATTGAAACTGCTGCCGCAAACGAACGCAAAGCGGAAGCAATTAACCTGGTTGATACCGCCGTTAAAGACGGACGTATTGACGCGAAAGCTAAAGAAAGTTTCATTAAGCTGTTTGACGTTGATTTCGAATCGGCAAAAGCAACTATCGAAGCTATTCCTCAAAGGCAATCGGTACAAAGCCAAATTCAGAACGGCGAAGAAGCCGCAATTGAACTGGCCGACCTGACCAAGTTGAGTTGGGACGAAATTGACCGTAGCGGCAAGCAGGCTACCCTTAAAAAGTATCCTGAATTATACGAACAAAAGTTCGAAGCAAAATTCGGAAATAAACCCAAAAAACAATAATTATGACTTGGATGATCGACAAACGCGACGGCACAACTCCCGTTCGCTCGTTCAACTTCGTGGCACCCGATGGCGCATCCGAAGTAAAAAATGAAGTTTTGTTTCCGTTCTCGGAAAAACAAGCTCCTGCCTACGCCGCCACTTTGGCCGTAGCCGTAAAGCAGATGGACACTTTTCTGCAACCTGAAACATTAACAGGCGCAGCAACAGTAAATCTGACCATCGACGCGCAGGTTACTCCTGGCGCAAAATTGCACCTGAAACTTACTGCCGACGGAACCAACCGCGCGGTTACTCTTGGTACCGGTTTCGCCGGATTAGCTTCTGTATCGGTTAAGGCATCAACAACTGCCTGTATTCTGTTCGTTTACGACGGTGCCGCCTTTATTCCAGCTTGGTCTATTCCTGTTTAATTCTTAAAAACAATTTAAATTAAATATTCAAATGAAAAAACGAATTTCTCTTAAAAGTCTGATGCTGTCGCTCATGTTTGCGATGTTCTCAGCATTCGCGTTCGCTTCGGTGGCCGCAGTTCCTTTTTTGCCTGTGGCTGGCGGGTTGTTTGCCGCTTCATTTCTTCAGATGCCCGGTGGCGTAGCTTTTGCCGGTGTACAACGCGAAATCTGGATAAACGACATTGTTGGCAACTTATTTAAAGCCAACCCCCACCTGAACTTTGCAATGAACGCCGACGCGTTTGTGCTTTCGGGTAAGGTAGTTCATATTCAGAATGCAGGTGGAGTACCTGCGGTAAAACGTAACCGTACTAATTTCCCGGCTACTGTTACCCAACGTCAGGATGTTGACATTACTTTCGTTTTGGACGAATACACCAGCGACCCTATTAAGATTTCGAACGCGGAACAGTACGAAGAATCTCCTGAAAAACGTGCGAGTGTAATGAGCGAACAAAGTGCAGGCATCAGCGAATTAGTTGGTGATTGGTTCTACAGATATTGGGCTCCAAGCCTTGCAACTCAGATTAAACGTACCACCGGCGATTCGGTTGCTGCACATTACGGAACCGGAAACCGCAAGGCTGTTGCTTTAAAAGATGTTAAGCAGATGCAGAAATTTATGACCAAACAGGGCATTCCGACCGAAGGCCGTGTGGCTTGTCTGGATGCTGACATGATGGACCAGTTTACTGATTCTTTAAGCGCTACTCAATACCGCGATTTCAGCAACTATTTCGATGCTTCAACCGGTGTTGTTGGTAAGCTGTTTGGCTTTAATTTCCTCGATCCCCGTGCAACTGTATTGCGTTACAGCAACGCTACCACTCCGGTGCCTATCGATCCGGACACTGCCGAGGCTACCGATAACAATGGAGGTGGATTGTTCTGGCATAAAGACCTGGTGATTCGTGCCCTTGGTGAAAAAGAATTCTTCGAAGACTTGAAGAACCCTGAACATTACGGCGACATTTACTCTGCTTTGCTTCGTGCAGGTGGACGTATTAAGCGCAACGATGGTAAGGGCGTGTTTGCCCTGGTTCAGGCCACTGCATAATAAAAAATAGGTGATACTGTAGAGACGCGATTAATCGCGTCTCTACAAATACCGCAACAACCTCCGCAACATGAAAACATCAGCTAAAGGCATTGCATTAATTAAACAGTCGGAAGGATTCCGCGCACAGGCTTATAAATGCCCTGCCGGTGTTTGGACGATAGGTTACGGCACTACAGCCGGAGTAACTCCCGGAATGGTAGTAACAGAAGCCGAAGCAAGCCGGTTATTGGTTGAACATGTTGCTGGTATCGAATCTCAGTTGAATGGGCAAAAGCTTAAGCTTAGGCAGCCACAGTTCGACGCGCTGATTGATTTCATTTATAACCTTGGCTTTGGTGCATTTCTTCGCTCTGGATTGTTGGCGATGGTTAGGGTAAACCCCGAAAACTCAAACATACCTACAGAGTTCAGAAAATGGAAGATTGCAGGAGGCAAGCCGAGTACCGGGTTAATTAACCGAAGAGAGGCCGAAATAAGGCTATATTTTTCCTGATATGGATTTCACCGCAATAATTATAACAGTTGTAAGCGCTTTGGCTGGTGGTGGAGTTGGTTCGATGCTGACGTTTAAGGCTACCCGCAAAAAAGCCGGAGCAGAGGCGAAAGAAGCCGAAGCAACTGCCGAAAGTGCCGAGTTGGACAATGTAAACAAAGCGATTACCATTTGGCGCGAAATGGCCGAAAACCTGAAGGCACAACGAGATGAAGCATTAAACAGCTTTGGCGAAATGTCGAAACAAGTTGAAGCCTTACGAAAGGATGTGAGAAAACTGAATTGTACCAACCGCAAGATTTTAGACATGCTCGAAAACATTTCGCATGATAACCTGGAATCGACGGTAAAAGAGATTAGGGACGAAATAAATAAAAGCGATGCGTAATATTTTTTTCATACTTTTTTTGTTTGTAATGCTGATCGGTTGCCGGGGAAACCGGCAACTGGTACAGCAAACTACTACCGACAGCACCGTCGTTTCGTTCCGCGAAGTTGAAAAAATTATACACATTCCGGGCGATACGGTTTCTGCCAGTATGCAGGTTTCATTCCACTCTCCCGCTTCAGTACCAGGTGATTCGATTATCGCTCCTGTTTTTACCCCGCAAACGCAGACAATTGAGACTAAACGCACAAAGGTTCGCATAGAGTTAACCCAATCAGGAGAGATTAAGGCGACCGCAATTAGCAAGGAGTTAGATGAAAAGGTAGTTGTTTTGGAGAAAACAACGCAGAACTACAAAAGTGAAACAACAGAATACCAACAAAAGGAAAGCTTTCTGGCTAAGGCTAAGGCAAGCGCGTGGCGTTGGATTAAAGGTATTCTGTTTTTACTTCTACTCGTGGCCGTTATTGCAACGGCAATTAAAGTGGGTTTAAATCCCATTTCAATCTTGAAGAAATTTTTTACTAAATCATAAGATCATGTCAGAAAAAAGATCAATTGGATTAAATGCTATCCTGATAGGCGCAATTGCCTTGGATGGTGGAATGGCTGCCGATGTCGATCTCGCAGCAGTTGGAGTAACCTCCCAGGACTCTTGCACGCTTGCGCAGGAAACTCCTGAAATTACCGAAATTTATTCGGAAGAAAATTCGGATGCCGAAGAGGTAATTATCGGAACTACCAAAAAAACACTGGAGTTTGAAATCATCAACACTTCGGGGGCTGCTTGTTTGGCCGCGTTTGGTGGAACTGTTACCGGTACTGGTGACACGGAAGTATGGGAAGGACCACGCGAATCGGTAATCATCGAAAAATCGGTGCGTATTAAAACTAAAACAGGCGAAAACATTGATTTGCCAAGGGTGAAATTTGCCAACACCATGCAGTGGAAGTTCTCGAAAAAGGACGCTAACCGCATTAAGTTTGTTGGAACTATTCTGGTTCCGCTAAAAACCGGAGTTGCTCCAATCAAAAAGTATAAAACACCGGCTTAATGACGCCTGAAGAAATTCAGCGGCAGGCTGCCGAAACGATGCTTGAACGCGGGGTAAGGGTTCCATTACCCGCTCCGCGTTTTTTGCGACTGTTCGGAAAAAAAACAATCGGCATTACCATTTACCAGCCTTACCTGCGAACGATTAAAACGGCTGCATTGCTGGCCTTAAGCGATGGGTTTTCTTTAAACGATCTGACCGAAGGCAAAACAGACGCGGCGCTTCAATTGGCTTCAAAACATGCCGAAACGATCTCGCGGATTATTGCGGTTTATGTGCTGAATGGCAAGTGGCGCAATCGCCTGTTTTCCCGTCTGCTTGGTTCGTGGCTTTGTTCGCGACTTACCGCAGGCCGTTTGCTCGAAGTGTCGGTGGCCATTATTCTAATGAGCCGCTATCAGGATTTTACGAGTTCTATCAGATTGTTCAAGCAGATGAGTCTGACGATGATGATGCCGAAGAATCTGAGTCCGGAAGAGAAGGGGAGTCAAGAGGCCGAACAGAAGGACTCCATAGCCCCTGGGGAATAATCTGGTCTATTTGCGAAGCAACGGGATGGACCTACGAATATGTAATGGATGGCGTAAGCTGGATTAACATTAAAATGATGCTGGCCGATGCCCCCAAATACGTTACGGTTAAAAAGAAAAAGTCGGACGACGAGTTTTTGGACGGCTTTTGTGAAAGTTGAAAAATCATTTAAAACAAAATACAATGGCAACATTAAAAACGCTCACAATTGAAGAAAATGTAAGTGAACCGGTACAAATTAACGGCAATAACTGCGCGGTAAGAGTAACCACCACCGAGTCGGCAACAATTACCGTTCAGCGGTCGATTGACAATGTTAATTTTTCGGAAATACCAGAACTGTCGCTAACGGTTGACGGATCGGACGAATTCAACCTTTCGGACATTGTACCAGGTCAATACCTGCGGGTACATTCCAGTGCTGAAATGACGCTTTGTAAAATTTTGTTTTAATGAAACGAGCCATAAGAGACAACCTCATAGACATGAGAACTGAAAGTGATGGCGAGTTCCATCTGGCAATTAAAAAACAAATTATAAACAGATGAAAACCGTAACAAAATCGATCGCTCACCCAGTCGGGAAAAGCGTTTCCATTGGAACAAATGTGAACCAACTGTTCTATGCTTATCGAACTAGAGTTCTTGCGGATTCTGGTTTAATTTATGATGCTGCAAATAAGGATTTATATAAGATTCTTAACGACAATAAAAAGTACAATGTAGCTTTATCG